GGTGCAAACAATGCCCAAAAAGCAACAAGTATGATTACTACTGTTATATTCGGAATACCCGGAGCAAAATTTGCCGCCATACTTATGAGTTTATTCATGTATTTGAATATTGAATTAGGTACACCTGATATAGCAGATGATACTCAATTGTTTACAGCCATGACATTTGGCTTTTTAGGAGCGACTATAATTGTTGCATTAATTTGTATGTTACTAATTAAACCGATTAGTAAACTAGCCGCAGTGCCATACAAATATTATTTTCCAGTACTATTAGCATTGATAATTTTTACTTCAATGCAATATACTGGCGGATGGGAAGACTTAGCAATGTTAGCAATTTTTTCTTGTATTGGATTTACTATGCGACATTTTAAATTTAGTCGACCTGCATGTTTAATAGGATACATCCTAGCAGAAAAAGTCGAAGGACTTACATTACAAATTACAGGGTTATACACCTTTGAAACATTGATCACGAGACCAATTTTTATGACACTGATCGTAATTACAATCTGTGTATTTTTATACAGCATATTTAGAAAAGGAAGGATAGACTATGCGTAAAAGTTTACTAACACTAGTAGCATTACTAGGATTTACAACATCAGCACTAGCTGATTACACAATGATTGTTCCACAAAAGCCAGGTGGCGGAACAAGTCAATGGGCACAAATTGTTGCCACAGAAATGGAAAAATATTTAGATGGTGAAAAAATCATCCTCAAGCATATTAAAGGTGCAAGAGATATTCCAGGTTTCAACAAATTTCATAATGAATTTCGATTCGATGATAAAACACTCATGGTCAGTAATGGAGGAAACGGTATAAGTTTTCTTAATGAAAAAGTAGACTATAACTATAAAGATTATGATAGTATTGGTCTTATGAATTTAAATATTATCACCGCAGTTTTTGGAGATCATGATCCGTACGGCGATACACCTACTTCATTTAGTGGTGGCGGCGGAAAAATTCCTGAGGGAATTGCAATGACATTACTAAAGTGTGGTAACTTGCCAAGTACAGAAGCATATATCGCTTGCTTTAAAGAAAAAGTAAACTGGATTAAAGGTATGAAAGGTAATGAAAGACGTTTAGCATTTAAGCGTGGAGAACTACATGGTACTAGAGAAAATCCTGCAAGTTTCAAAAAGCATGTACAACCAGTCATTGATGCAGGCGATGCACGTCTTTGGTTCCATCATGGTATACTACAACCAGATGGCACACATGCAGATGATCCAAACTATCCAGGTATTCAAATGGAACAACAGTTTGTAGATATGTATGGTGAAGAACCAAACAGCGATTTATATGATGCATATAAACTTGCAAAATCATTTCGTGATGGATTACAAAAAGCAATCTGGGTTAACAAAGATAATCCAAACAAAGCAAAACTTATTGCTGTTTTAGAAAAAGTAGCAAACAATCCAGAGTCAATTAAAAAGATTCAAAAGAAAGTTGGCAAGTACGAGTGGATGCTTGGTGATGCAGGCAATGCACAAGTTGATACATTAATGACTTTTGTTACATCTGATGCATTAAAAACACTAGTACAATTTAATACTGAAGCATTTGGTATTAAAGCAATTTACAAAGAAGACTTAGTTAAATGACAAACATACTAGTAATTACTGGACCACAAGGCACAGGTAATCATTTGTTTTCTAAAATCTTATCCATGCACCCAGATGTGCATGGATGGGATCAACTACTACGTGAGTACTGGATTAACCACGATAATGCACCGTTCAAAGATATTTGGAATACGCCTGAAAACATTGATAACTATGACTGGACGGAACATGAAAATTATGTTCTTAGTGTTAGTGGACCTTACGTAGAAAAAGTTAGAGATCCAGATGATTTAGTAGAAAGAAGACATACAATATATCCAAAGTATGGCGAAGTACTAAAACGTTTAAGTAATCACGGTAACGTACAAGTTGGTATTATTGGTAGAGATCAAAACATTACTGCACAAAACCAATTACGTAAACGTGGTGTAGAAAGTTTACATAACTATCTTAATAAGATAGAAGATTTACTTGAGTGGGATCATACGTTTTTAAGTGTAGAACTAGCATATCTGTTTAGACATCAGTATATAAAAAGTCTTGATAAAACTCTTAATATTCCTGTAGATTATAAAAATGAAAAATTACATTATATATTAAACAAAGATCCTAATGCAAAGTATGTACACTATGTAGAACATAGTTGGTTAGATAAACGTAAAGATAGAACTACTGGATTATTAAATGACGGTAGTGTACCTCATAAAGAGTTTGATACAAAATAAAAATGGTAGTTTATGTTAAATACGCTAGTGCAGTGACTATTCTTATTGCAATGGTACTGCATACACAAGGTATCACACCTTGGAATAGTATAGCACAACTGCTAGGTGCAGGTGGTTGGATATATGTAGGTTATAAATGGAATGAAAAAGCAATTATGCTAAACTTCGTTCCGCAATTTTTTATTATTGTACCGATATTAATATGGATGTATATATGAGACCGTTTACTAAAAAAACATTAGATGATCCAGCTTTCTATGAGAGTAGTTGGGATTGGACTGTTGCACATAGCGACTATCATTTCGATGACAATATACAAGACAAACCTGGAGATTGGTTTGAAGTTTTAGGCAGATTCGAAGGCGATTGGAAAGAAGAACGTGATAGGCTTGTTGAAGCAACACACCCTGTAAATTGGGCAACACGTAAACATTTTGCAAAAAAGAAAAAAGATCCTGAAATGCTTACACAGGAAGAATATGATATTCAAAAAGCAGGCGGTGATCCCAAAGGACTAATGCTTACTAATAAAAATAGTTTCTCAGACTGGGCAGACTATCCAACACTATATAAAATGATGGATTATTTTCAACTTACAAGTGATGGTGTTAGTTTAGTAAAATGGCAAGCACATATACAAATGACCGGGCAGATGTTTAATATGCATATAGATAAATTGTGGGATAGATGTCCAGACGATCCGGAGCGTATTGTACGTATTACAATCATGTTAGATGATTGGACACCAGGACATTTTTATATGTATGGTAATTGTATGTATGATAACTGGAAAGCAGGTGACGTACATATATTTGACTGGAGTAATGTTCCTCATTGTACAGCTAATGCAAGCAGTCATCCTAGAGCAGTATTACAAATGACTGGTTTAAAAACGGAACGTACACAGGAATTGATAGATAATGCAAATCCAAACAACGTTTTTACAATTTGAGGTTAAAAGAATTATATGAAATATATTTTTGTAGCAGGAGCTCCTGGAAGTCATTGGAGTAGTGTAGCAAGAACTATCTATAGTAGCAGTAAAATAGATAATACCGATAGCAATAATAGTTATATGCGACCAGGGCAAACAGTACCTATGCATATTGGATCGTATTGGGATCCTGGAATGGAACACGGTACAACATTTGACACATTTGATAGTATATCAGTTACTGATGCTGAAAAAGAGTTTAACGCTCCGTTTGAAGAAGATTCTAATCTTACACGTATTATAAAAAGTCATCAGTTTTGTAAGCATCTAAATTATATTAGAGATACTTGGACTTTTTGTCCAATTGTACTTGTTTATTATAAAAATGATAAAGCAACAGAAGAATGGTGGTACGAAGCTGGAGGTTGGGATATTAGTTATCCTAATTATGAATGGTACAAAGACCGTATGAAAGAAGAAATTGCTGTACAAAATGCAGGAGTTTTAGATTTTATTAAAAATAATAAATGTGTAAAAGTTAAAGATAGTACAGAGCTTGGTAAAATATTAAATTTTGATGATTTAGAAGATAAAGAGTTTGAAAGTAGAGAAATTGATGTTTACGTATACATACCGCATTTAGTAGACTACTTTGGTAAAACTTGGTACGGTAATCTACAAAAATTTCAATACAGCGGAATGTCATTACTTCGTAAAATTGATCAAGATGCAAAAGTATTAGACATTGGATGTGGACAAAACTTCTTTAAACAACATTTTAACAATCTAGTAGGCATTGATCCTGCAAATAAAAATGCAGATTATGTTGTTGCATTAGAAGAATTTAATACAAATGAACAATATGATGCAGTACTGTGTTTAGGAAGTTTAAATTTTGGACCATATGAAACTGTTTATAATCAAGTTAAAAAAGCAGTAGAACTAACTAAGACCGGTGGTATAATATATTGGAGATGTAATCCTGGATTACACGATCACAAGCATAAGGGTATGGAAGATATTGATTTTTTCGAATGGAGTTTTGAACTACACGAAAAATGGACTAGACAACTCGATTGTGATTTGTTACAATGCGTATGGGATACTGGAAATCGTATCTATGCCGAGTGGAGAAAGCGTTAGTGTTAGATGTTATTCAGATTAGCTATCATGAGCCATATGCTGATGAAAATTTTGAATTATTAAAGTTGTTTGCACCACATGCCAAGCGCATACAAGGTGTAAAAGGTATTTTTAATGCACATAAAGAAGCCGCAAAAATAGCAGAAACTACTTATTTTTATGTAATTGATGCTGATGCGGTCATTGATGAAGAGTTTAGTTTTAAGTTTAAGCCCGATTCACAAAAAGAAGCATACCCAAATATACCCGAAACAGAATGTGTGTTTGTGTGGCGTAGTCGTAACCCTGTAAACGATTTGTTATATGGTTATGGAGGTGCTAAATTATTTCAACGTAAAGCATTACTTGATGCTAAAGACTGGCAAGTAGATATGACAACCACAATTGGTTGTCCTTTTGTGCCTAAGTTCCAAATAAGTAATGTTACAGCATTTAATACAGATCCATTTAATGCATGGCGTAGTGCATTTAGAGAATGTACAAAACTGGCTAGTAGTATTATACCTAATCATGATAATAGAGATAATGAATATAGACTAGATGTATGGCAAAACAAAGGTGAAAATCGACCATATGGTGAATATGCAATACTAGGAGCAAAGCAAGGTGCTGATTTTGGTCGAGCATATAAATTTAATACAAAAACATTAAACCTTATTAACGATTTTGAATGGCTAAAGGAGACTTTTGATGATGCAACCTGATAATGATTTACTTAGTCAAGACAACGATGAACTATTTAAAAATCAAGATGAACAATATAAAGAATACCATGAACGACAGTTGAGCGATAATGGCACACATGTTGTAAATCACAATCTTGGAAAAAACTTACATTGGTTACATGGGCTAGAAGAATATATGGAGTTTACCGAGCATAAGCATTTAGAAAAATATAAAAATCTCAAGCGAGCAATAATGTACGGTAACATATGGTATATTAAAGAATTAATAGCAGATGAAATACGTAGAGGTGAAATAGATTTAACCGACGAGTTTCTTAATATTATTCTTGCACACTATACAGGATATGAGCATATTAATCATAGAAAAGTTTTGCAATATGTTTCTCATTGTATTGATGATGAATATATTAGAAAAATTAGTAGTTGGAGTATAAAGTGGCAAAGGCTTGCTAATTTAAACGAACATTTTAGCAGAGGACAGATGAAAAGTAAATGTTGGATGGTCAAAGAACTAAAAGAAGTTTTCCCCGACAAATACTTAGGTATAATTGCACATTATGGCGGCTGGTATGCTACTATTGCACAAAGTCTTTTTAACAACTTTCAAATTGCAAAATATTATAATTTAGAATTAGATCACAGATGTATCGAGATTGCAGATGATTTTAATTATCAACAAAACTATAATAAATGGCAGTTTAAAAGTGTGCATCAAAATTGTGGTGATATATTATATGACGAAAATAATAGTTTTAATGTACAAGTTGCTAACCGAAATAATACAGATATAACTATAAACATAAAGCCAAGTATAATTATAAACACAAGTTGTGAGCATATGAATGAAGATTGGTTTCATAATTTACCTGATGGTATGTTAGTTTGTTTACAAACAAACGATTACTTCAGTAATAAAGATCATATAAACTGTGTAGGCGGAATAAATGAAGCAAAAGCAAAGTATCCTATGAAAGAAGTTCTGTATGAAGGAACACTAGATACACATTTATACAATAGGTTTATGTTAATTGGAGAAAAATGATTAATAATTTATCATTACGTGAGATGCAAACAGAAGCCGCAAGAGCGTTATCTACTATGGAAGCATCAAACAATAATATAGCACAGTTTAACAAAAAAGCACATCATAATAGTCAGCTTTGGTATAGTGCGGTTATTGAATGGTATGTAGAACAATACGGCGACTTACCTAGCAAGTGTGGTCCAGGTAAAGATATAAAGTTGATAATGGAGAAATAAATGTTATTCGAAAATTCACAGGATAATTGGGAGATTAATCTTCCAGATAATCTGAAAACATTAGGATTAAAAATTAGTGGAGGTGCTGATAGTGCAATAGTTTGTTATATGGTTGCAAAATATGTTACAGAAGAAAGACCAGACATTACTATTCATCCTATTACTGCCGTAGCAAGTACAAAACCATTTCAACAAATATTTGCAGACAAAGTACTACGTAAAGTTGAGTCATTGACTGGGATAACATTCGCTACGCATCAATACAGAACAATAGATAGTACTACTGTAGAAAAATATATTAGTGAACAAGCTGAACTTGTAGATGACGTTTATGCAAGTCAAGGTATACAAAGACATTTCTCTGGTTTAACTGCGAATCCAACAGCCGAAGACGCTCCATTATTATATGACGGTAAACATGCATTACCCGGAAGTTATGGTCCTGATGATACTGATAGAAGTAAGGGATCGGAAAAGAAAGATAATACTTTTAGACCTTTAATAAATGTTGACAAAAGAGGTGTAGCAGAACATTATATCAGATTAGGTGTATTAGAAGATATATTTCCATTAACAAGAAGTTGTGAAGAAAATAACGTATATACATTCGAAAAACACTGTGAAGATTGTTGGTTTTGCAGAGAACGACAATGGGGATTTGACAGATTAATATAATTGAAACACTTAAAAGTAAAATTCAAATTGATGACTCTGGTGTTCGCAAAACATTTAAAGGAGAAAGATATATTGATAACCCTACCACTTGGTTAACACATTATCAATCATTATGTGAAATAAATCCTCATCTTGTAAAAGTACAAAGTATTAACGAACAAGGTACAGAGATTTTAATGGAAGATATCGGAAATCATATTCACATAGAAGATTTACTTAAAAAACCAGAATATGATAACATAGTAAATAAAGATGTAATATGCGAAATATTATACGCAATTAGTTACAGTTGGGCTCAGAGTTTTGCATACAGTAAGCAAGTTCCTGAGGATGGATACTTTATGAATAATGACGTTACTTTACATAATATGGTTTTAACAGATAATAAAGAAATAAAACAACTAGATCCTGATAGCTATGAATGGTATCCTACTATACCGTTTGAGTGCTGGGCATTTGACTTTGCGGAAAAGTATTATATGACTCAAATTAATTTGATGAGTAAGATACAGAAGCTTAACTATGTACAACTACCATGACATCAAACAAGTTCATTTGGAAATTACACAAAAATGTCAAGCGGCATGTCCAATGTGTGATAGAAATGAAGAAGGTGGTGCAGATAATCGGCATATAACAAATGCAGAACTAAGTTTAGAAGACTGTCAACGTATCTTTACAGTTGACTTTATTAAGCAATTAAGTACAATGTATATGTGTGGTAACTTAGGTGATCCTATTGTTGCTAAAGATACATTAGATATATTCCGCTATTTTAGATCGTGTAATGATAAAATGTGGCTGAGTATGAACACTAACGCAGGAGCAAAAGATGAAGCGTGGTGGAAAGAACTCGCAAGAGTTCTGGGACGTATGGGTACCGTTATTTTTAGTGTGGATGGTCTCCGTGATACTAATCATTTATACAGACAAAATGTGGTATGGGATAATGTAGAACGTAACATGCGAGCATTTATTTCCGCTGGAGGTAGAGCTCGTTGGGACTTTTTAATATTTGCACATAACGAACATCAAGTTGAGGAAGCTAAAGAGTTTTCAAAAGAATTAGGTTTTGAAAAATTTCAAGCAAAAAAGACAGGAAGATTTATTACTGGCAAAGGTGAAAAGAAAGACACACACCAAGCTAAAAATCGTAAAGGCATAGAAACTCAACTAATAGAAAAACCAAAACAATCAAGTAATCAAAATTTAGCACTACTAAAACAAAAAGAGATTGAAAAAACATATGGTTCAATGCGTGAATACTATGACAGTTGTAATATTAAATGTAAAGTAGCAGAAGAAAAAAATATTTTTATTACAGCAGAAGGTCTATTAATGCCTTGTTGTTGGACTGCTGGACGTATGTATAAATGGTGGCATGCTGATCCTCGTGTAGAACAAATTTGGGAACATATTGATTCTGCAGGTGGTAAAAAAGGTATTAGTGCAAAAGAACTAGGATTAGAAAAAGTATTCTCTAGTGGAATACTTGAGAGTATTCAAACAAGTTGGGATAAAAAATCAATTGCTAAAGGCAAACTAGGTGTTTGCGCTCAGAAATGTAGTACAGAGTTTGATCCATTTGGAGCGCAATTCCAATGATCGAAAGAGTTGAACTAGAAATAAGTAGTGATTGTAATGCACGTTGTCCTGGATGTGCAAGAACACAAAGTATAGATTTAGTAAAGCCTACTAATCTTACACTAAAACAAATACAAACATGGTTCCCCAATCCATCAGGAATAAAATTTAAGTTCTGCGGTGTACTAGGAGATCCTATTGTAAATCCTGAATGTATGGAAATTACAAAGTATTTGGTTGACAATGGTGCTAAGATTCAATATAGTACAAACGGAGGACGCAATAGTGTTGACTGGTGGAGAGAACTAGGAACGCTAGGCATTGACGTACATTTCTGTGTTGACGGCACAGAAACTAATCATATATATCGTGTAAACACAAACTATAAAATTATTAAGCGTAACATGCAAGCCTACAGTGAAGCTGGTGGTAAAGCCACATGGATATACATTGTGTTTGATCATAATGAACACGAACTAGAACAAGCAAAACAACTTGCAGAACAAATGGGATTTGATTTTGCTACTAGAACAGGAATGCGTAATAGCTTCCATAACTGGGTAGCGAAAATTGGAAAGAAAAATAACAAAGTTGAAAAAGTAATTCGAACAACAGGTGCAAAACAACACAGTAAAATAGAAGTTGTTAAAAAGCTAGATAAGTTTATACAAGATGAAAACAAAAGTCAAGAGCAAATACAAAAAATTGTAAGCAGTATAAATTGCAAATACTATCACGGATCAGAAATATTCATAGGTGCAGACAGTACACTATGGCCCTGTTGTTTTTTATACGACAGCGAGTTTAACAACAGAGATGGTATTAGAGAAAAATATAGTGCATACCCCGACAATTGGAATGATCTAAACACATATACAATAGAGCAAATACTAAGCACAGATTATTATCAAAAGTCATTAAGAGATAGTTGGGATCCTAATCATAATTTACATATCTCACGTTGTATCAGAACTTGTGCTGAAAATCGTTCATATCAAAATGAAATTAAATACTCTTAATAAAATCTACTACTTGTGGATTTAAAATATTTTCGTAGCTTTGGTTACGTATTTTATCAAATGTTGTAGTATCCATTAACAGTCTTTGTCTACGTTGATTAAGATATTCTGGATCATGTTCAGCTTCTAAGCACCATCTAAGATAGTCTCGCAATCTTGTTATATGTGTAACTGTATGTTTATTAGATTCCTCTAATGCAACTTCTATATTTTTATGTGCTATATCTAACAGTTCTTTACTAGCCCATTTTACATCTAAACAACTATCAGCAGGATGTGGATCTACTATGCAGTTAAAATGTATAGGATGAACAGTATCCATATTATGGTGATGTATCCAATCAATTAAGTTTCTTATATTCAATATATTATATATTGTAAGCACACTACAAAACATTAGATTCAATCTACCTTCTTCCATTTTATCGCATAATCGTTCTATGTTTTGTTCTAGCTTGCGCCAATTAAATGGATAGCGTATATATTCATAAGTTTTATGTGTACCGTCTATACTCACAGTAATTGTATTTTCTTTGAATTTTTTAATTGCATTTATAAATTTATCATTGAACTTTGTACCATTTGTAGTTATATTAAGTAATACATCCTGAGGACGTTCAATATTGTCTACTATCTTCCAAAATGTTTTACTAGTAGTTGGTTCTCCTCCTGTAAACTTTAGTTCTTCAAGATGAGTATTGCAAAGTTCAACCAATTGTTTTTGGTTAGTGTCGTCTGGAGAATTAAAACTCATAACACCATTGGGATCTTTATCTTCTCTTTTACCAACAGCAGGTAATACATATTCTGGCATAGTTAAATTAGCCTTCTTTATAAGTGTAACATCTTTCCTTAGGCTGTTGCTACAAGCGGGTGTACACATTCTACATCTTAGATTACAATTTTCATCTAACATAGTATCAAACTTTTTAAGTTTAGGTTTACGAATAGCCTCTTCGAGTTTGAGTATTTCTACAGTTCTCGGACTTGATCCAGTCTTACTTTCTAATCTCCAACAATAATCACAAGCCGCATTTTTAACACCGTTTAACAAATCTCTTCTAAGTTTACTAAATTGCTCACTGTGAAATATATCTAATAGACTTGAACCGTTGTCTATTAAATCTTTTACATACATAGGATCTGCATCGTCTGCTCTGCCGTTTTTCATATTACAACAAGGAGTTATTCTGTCAGCAAGCCCTTTTCGCCACCTTTTAACTGCTAAAGAGTCAAACGGATAGGAGCAGTAAGTTTCATGGATCATAACATTATTTATAATGGTATATAATGAAAATAAATAGTAACATGAGCAATCCTCCTAGTGATACATTTTGTCTATTACCTTGGGTACACCTAAGTACAAGACCTGACGGCAGTATGCGTGTATGCTGTACTGCAAATGCCAGTGCAGTTGGTGCTACAAATGATAAAGAACACGGCGGGCAAGTAGGAATACTTAAAACAGATGACGGTAAACCAAATAATTTAAATGTAAGTGACTTTGAAACAGCATGGAATAGTACATATATGAAAAATGTAAGAATACAAATGCTAAACGGAGAGAAACCTCCTAGCTGTTTAAAATGCTACAAAGAAGAAGCTTCAGGACATCGTAGTAAACGTATGTGGGAAACAGATTATTGGAGTAAGCGTGTAGATCTTGACAAGATAATAAGTGAAACAAAAGCTGACGGAGAAGTTCCACCTAACTTAGCATATATTGATTTACGTTTTGGAACAAAGTGTCAACTTGCATGTGTTATGTGTAGTCCACACGATAGTAGTGGGTGGATAAAAGATTATAAAAAAATATTTCCAAATGTAAAAAATGAATCTTTAAAAGAAACTATGCAGTGGCAAGATAAAGGTAGTACTAACGGAAGTAGTTATAATTGGCATAAACAAAATCCTATATTCTGGAAACAGTTTTATGAACAAATGCCTAGTATGCAACAAATTTATTTTGCAGGCGGCGAAAGTCTTATTATTGAGGAACACTATGAAATACTTGAACATGCAATTAAAATGGGCTATGCAAAAGACTTAGAACTACGTTATAACTCAAATGGTGTAGAGTGGCGAGATGATTTATTTGAGTTATGGAGTCATTTTAAAGTTGTGAGATTTCATTATAGTGTTGATAGCATAGGAGATATGAATAGTTATATACGTTATCCAAGTGAATGGAAGCGTACAGAAGAAGTATTTCATATACTAGATAAAGAAACTACAAACAATGTTGAAATAACAGTTGCTTGTGCCGTACAAGCACTAAATGTTTATTATATTCCAGATTTTATTAAATGGAAAGTACAACAAAACTTTCATAAAGTCAATATGTGGCCATTTGGTGCAGGAATGATTAATTATCATTTTGTTTATTGGCCCGGACATTTAAATGTTAAAGTTTTACCCAAATGGTTTAAAGAAGAATGTAGACGTAAATATGAGGAGTTTTATCCATGGATGGAAGAAAATTGGCAGTTGTGTATTCCATCATGGCATAAAGATAAAGTTGATTATAATACTTGGAGATACACTGATTACGGAATGAAAAGACTAGACGGTATGTTAACCTTTATGGAAAGCGAAGACTGGAGTAGGCGTTTGCCGGAAATGAAAGAGTTCCTAGCATTGTGTGATAAACAACGTGGCATGGCTTTTGCAGATACGTTTCCCGAAATGAAAGATATTTTTAATGAATGATAGTTTAAACAATCTATCTTATACAAATTTTAATGTAAACAAAGATGTATTACATGTAATAGATAACGAGTATTTTCCATTTGATCCTACATTAAAAAATATTGGTGTAAACTTGTCGGGCGGTGCTGACAGTGCATGTGGCACAGCATTATTATGTAAGTTAATCGACGAACTTGGATGCGATACAAAAATTACAGTAATTACACATAATAGATGTTGGAATACTAGACCATGGCAACAACCAGTAAGTTTAGATGTGTACAATAAACTTGTTACTATGTTTCCAAACACTATTATTAGAAGAATTGAAAACTTTATTCCTCCAGAACTTGAACATGGTGCTATAGGTAATATTGATCAATTAGGTGCTCCAGGAGATTCAATTTGTGTACAAAGTTTTAATAATTATGCAATGTATAATTATAATTTAGATACTACATATGGTTTTACAACTAGTAATCCACAAGATGAAAATTTCAGTCATGACCGTGAATTAGATAATCGTCATTGGACAAAGGAAAAACTTTTATCTTTAACTTACTGTCCTCAAACTGATTGTGCAGAGCATTTAACACCTTTTCGTTTATTAGATAAAAGATTTGTTATAAAACAATACTACAATAATAATTGGACTGAACTACTCGATATAACCAGGAGTTGCGAACAAGAACATCAACCAATAGAGAAAAGTTGGAGGTATGGTTTTCCTCCTTTAGAAAATTATATACACGGAACTACACCATTGGTTACTTGTTGTGACTTAGTAGATGACTTGTCAGAAGGTTGTTTCTGGTGTGCTGAACGTGATTGGGCTATTAAAAATGTGGACAAGTGATACATTAGAATGGATTGATATTGAACTTACAAGTTTTTGTAACATACGTTGCAAAGGGTGTTTTCGTGTGATATCTGATCATGCTGATAATATACTAAACAAAACTTATTTAGATATAGAAATAATTAAAGAAAAGTTTCAAAAAGAAATGTTTCCTAATATTAAAATTATTAATTTTTGTGGAAGTGTAGACGAACCTTGCAGTCATCCTCAGTTTTTTGATATTATAAAACATTTTTCTACGTGGGATTGTCATATTAATATTGCTACAAATGGAAGTTTGCGAACTACTAAATGGTGGACAGAACTAGCAGGTATACTTCCTAATAGTCATAAAGTTGTATGGGGAATAGATGGTAGCGATGAGTTATCAGAAGTATACAGAGAAGGTTCCAACTTTAATAAAGTAGAACAAAATTATAGAGCATTCATTGCGGCAGGCGGTAAAGCAAACTGGCAGTTTATTGTTTTTGAACACAATGAACATCAACTTGAACAAGCAAAACAAAAAGCCGTAGACGAAGGGTTTGCAAAATTTCAAACTATAATAAGTCACAGAAAAGATACTGGTGGTGTTAAACATAAAAAAGTTGAAAAAGAAGAAAATCCAAGCATTAGTTGTAAGTACGCTAATCAAAAAAGAATATTTATAAATCATATGGGTAATGTTATTCCTTGTTGTCACTTAAATGCAAAGATGCTAGAGTATCCTGTTAGCGGAAATAAACATGATAGGTTTGAGGATATTCTAATAGAGCAAGACTATATAAATGATATTAATCTTAAAAACGTTAGTATAGATCAAGCTATCAATGGAAAAGTATGGACTGATATTAAAGACAGTTGGAATAGTGAATTTAGAATACCTAGATGTGAACAAGTTTGTAAACAAAACAAAAGAGATGTGCTTATCAAGGAAGAATTATAATGGGACAGTTTGATACACTTAATTTGTTTGATAATAAAGATGGGCCACTAGTAGTAACTTGGGATACTGGCAGAAGGTGTAATTACGATTGCACTTATTGTCCTTCGCATAGACATGATAACTTTAGCCCACATGCTAGTTTACAAGAACTACAAGGCGTTGGTAAATTCTTATTTGACTATAGTGAATTAATTTGCAAATATAAAACTAAAAGTCAATTGAACGTGAGTTTTACAGGCGGAGAACCTACAGTTAATCCTAAGTTTATTGAGTTTGGTCAATGGTTACGTGAATTGTATAATAAAGAATATAAAGATAAATTTGAGTTACAACTAGGATTAACTACTAATGGTGCCTTTGGTGAAAAAATGGCACGTAGTCTATTAGAAGTATATGATAACTGTACAATTAGCTATCACGTAGAAGCACATAAAAATTTAAAAAAACAAGTTATTAGAAACATGTATTTTCTTAAAGAAAATAAGTATCCTATGAAAATTAATGTAATGTTTCATGCACAGTATTTTGACGAGTGTATTGATCTATGTAGACAACTCTCAGAAGATGATATAGCATTTGTTCCTCGTATGATTGGTGATGAGTCGGGTGATACAAACGCACATATTTACACAGAACCACAACTACAGTGGATGAAAGATTATTGGAAAAATACTGATAAAGAAATAAAAAATTTAACAGTAGAAGACTATAGACATAAAGAAAACATTTATGCAAAGAAAGATGACGTAAAAAATAAAACAGCAGAAGTACAAAAAACTGTAGATAAGTTTGAACCTACTAAAAAAGAAGTTGCTGTTAAAGTTAACGAAAAGAATCAAGTTATAGATAAAGATCCAAAAAATAAATCTGAAACTGTAGGTAGACCTTGCTGTGGAGGAAGAGTAATGGAAACTAGTACTAATAATGGATGTTGGACAAAAACAAAGTTCTTAGATTATCAAAAATTTCAAAATTGGAGTTGTAGTGTAAATTGGTTTTTCTTACATATAGAACAACAAACTGATCAAATATTTCATCATCAAACTTGCCAAGCTCGCTTTGATGGAACTAGAGGAGCGATTGGTAGTATTACTGAAAGTGATAAAATTTTAGATTGGTTAAGAGATAAATTAGAAACTAAAACAATGCCAATAATACAATGTCCGTTAGGTCCTAATAAGTTATGTGGCTGTGGATTGTGTACGCCAAAAAGTATTGAACTTGATCAACTTAAAAATATATTGCCAAGACATTTAAATGATATGGAGATATTTGTATGATTATAACAGGTAATCCAACTAAAGGTTTAGCACAATCGTTGTATAAATTATATCCAGATGCAGTATATTGTAGTAGAGAAAGTGGATATGAATTAACTAGTAATAAAGGAATGGACGAGTTTGCACAACTAGCGTCTCAACATGATATTATTGTTATTAATAGCGCACTATGGCGCTTTCATCAAACTGTCCTACTGGATCTAGTATATAAGGCATGTAGAACCGCCAATAATGACGCACATATTGTGTGTATAGGCAGTACTATTGATAGAACTAAGAAAGGAAATTCGTGGTTGTATAGTGCAGAGAAAAAAGCTCTCAGAGATTACTGTAATAGTTTAGCACTAGTTGGTGTATGGGATAGTGGCCCTAAAATTAACTTAATAAGTTTTGGAACACTCAGCAACAATCAAGAAAAACATCCTAATAGAACATGTATGGATATAGATGAAGCGGCACAATATATTAAATGGTTGATTGAACAACCAGAGCATGTTAATATAAATGAAATAAGTATAGACCCTATGCAAGGAGCAAAATAACTATGGCTGATTATCATGTCTGGAGTCTCAAAAAATTATTTGAATCAGAACTAGAAGAAGTTCAAAAAATGTACATGGATGCACTTGATCCTGAAGATAAAACAATGTACGAACAAGTTATTAAGTATTTGGAGAAACGATTAAGTGGCGAAATCCAATGAAGATTTAAAATGGAGTAATTATGACTTTACGAAAATACCGTTCAACGACCTGGTTTCAGTCGGACAACGTACTCTTCTCTATAGAGATTTGTTTACTGTTAGTTGGCTTCTTGGTCGGTTTTGCAATTATCGTTGCAGTTATTGCTGGCCCTACGCCAGATCAGATAGAAAAGACCATAGACCTACCGAACTATGTCTTAAAACTATTGATGAAATAAAAAGGCAGGCACGACACAATGGATTTAATAGTTTTCATTTCAGCTTATCTGGCGGTGAGCCTACTTTTCACCCTGGCTATCTGGAAATCCTCGCACATCTTGCTGATGATGTCCCTAATACCAATTATACTTCTAGCCATATGACCTCAAATTGTAGCAGACCTATTAAATGGTTTGAACAATATGTAGAAGCAGTAAAGCCGTTTCATAGAGCAAGTATAACAGCAAGTTTACATACAGAGCATTTAGATACAAAAGAGAAAATGCAGGAGTTTGCTGATAAACTTATTCTTTGTCAAACATATGATGTACAAATTACTATTAATATGGTTATGGTTCCGGAATGGTTTGAGAAGGATTGGGAAAACGCTCTCTTTTTTCACGAGCAAGGAATTAATGTTACTCTTAAGCCTCAATCCGATCCTACAGCAAGTAGAGTCGTAGACGGCTATACAGAAGAAATGTTACAAAAATTATGGAACGGGATGCCACAGTTGGGATATACAGAAACAAAAAGAATATGGCACGATAGACCAAAACCCGAATTTCAAATACCAATAAATACAGTTGGTAACGATGATAGATCAGTGCCGCACTACATGGCTGTGGAGTTTGAGGATAAGTACGGTAAAAAGTGGTACATGGACCAAGCAGAACGTTTTAATGCTTTTAACTTTAATAAGTTTGAAGGTTGGAGTTGTAATGCTGGTTATCAAGGTATTATTATCAGAGAGCCGGATGGTAGTATAAAACGTAGTTATAGTTGCTATGATGCACCATTGGGAAATATAGAAACCGGATTTAAACTTTTTGATAGTGCTATGCCTTGTATAAGTCCAAGTTGTGTGAGCAGTGCTGATAGTAAAATACCTAAAAGGAAAGTTTAATGGATTTAGCATTAGTAGCCATACCTAGACTTAATATAGATGCTCCTCCAATGGGTATTGCATCTATAAAAGGAAGTGTGCTGAAGGCAGGTTATACTGCAAAATGCTTTGATCTGAATATTGATTTATATCATGCTGTAACTTTTGATACATGGTTAGAACTAGATAGTTATTTTCAGACTGATCTTAGGTACACAGGTACAAGTTTAAATGGTGCTGGTAGTAGAGAAATTAACTTTATCAATATAGTACAAAAAAGAAAAAAAGAATTACATTGTTACAAAGAATATAATGACTTTCTTGAGAAGGCTATTCACGACATATTAGCGCATGAACCTGAATGGATTGGTGTAAGTGTATTCAGTGTTAACAGTGTTATTAGTATAGTAAACTTCTTATCTATATTAAAGGAAATAAAACCAGACCAAAAAGTTATGGCAGGAGGCATGGGACTGAGTAGCTTCGGGCTTGGCGGTAACAGTAACTTTGGTGAATTTTTAATTGAACAGGGTTTAATTACAACATACATTAGTGGCGAGGGCGAATTAGCAATAATCGATCTTCTTAAAGAAGGTAAAGAGTCTAAGTTCACTCCGCAAATAAACGATCTTAATAGTTTAGCATTTCCAAACTATGACGATTTTGATTTAAGTTTATATCCTGGAAAAGAAAATATGGTTTATATTACAGGTAGTAGAGGTTGTGTAAGAGCTTGTACATTCTGTGATATTAATAGTTTATGGAAAAAGTTTAGATATCGCTCAGGTGATAACATTGCTGAAGAAATATTAGAAGGACATAAAAAATATAATACTACAGACTTTTACTTTACTGATAGTTTAATCAATGGTAATATGAAAGAGTTTGTTAAATTATTAGATACTATAATCAGTTATAAAGAGCAAGGATTATTGCCAGATGATTTAATGTTTGGAGGTCAATTTATTGCTAGACCTAAAGCTAGATTTCCAGAAGAGTATTATAAAAAGATGCAAGATGCTGGTGTTTACAACATTAGTGTAGGAATGGAATCAGGCAGTGATCGTGTATTAGCAGATATGCGTAAAGGTACTACTAGAGAAGATCATGATTTTATGATGGAAATGTTACAGAAATATGGTATAAGAATTAATCTTCTTATGCTTATAGGATATCCAACTGAAACAGAAGATGACTTCCAAGACACATTAGATATGATCAAAGACTATAAACGTTACAGTGATAGCGGAATAATTTGGGGAATTGTACTAGGTAAAACAATGGTAGTTCTTCCGAATACTCCTATTGCTGATAATGCTGACCATTGGAGTATTGCTTATGATGATACAGGAAATTGGTTTAGTAAAGACAATGAAACATTAACATATCACGAACGAGTTAAAAGGCGTATGAGGGCAGGACGTCTTTGCGAAGATTTAGGTTATGTTATTAAAAGTCAAGTTGTTACTGTGAACAGTCTCCATGAAATAGTTACACAGGGCGGCTATGACTCGATTTCCTAAACCTTTAACAATAGAACAATTACAAAAAACACTGCCCAAAAAACTTTCTCATATAAAGGAAGATGCTAAAGTTAAGTTCATTAAACAAGTAATGTTTCTATATCGAATGTCTGATGATTTTGGTAGTATAGATTTTAATAAAAGTACGTATGATGGTGTTGATGTTAACATTGTTTATGATCCAATGGAACCTAAAATTCAACTAAAACTTTTAATGCAACAAGTAATGGACAAGTGGTATTTTAGTAATTTAGAAAAGAATGAAAACGTATATTTTTATAGATTTATAAATTTGTTTAGGGCTGAAATGTCACAGGAAGAATGGAAAGAAGTTGATTTTCATTTAAGAACAACTAATGAAATGGTACTTAGTGAAAATTACAAACAGTACACTGACTATAGAAGAAAACTAGATGAAATTGAAATCATAATACAAGATGAGAATTTTAGTGCAAAGGAAAATTATTAATGTACGAATATGATTCTTTATACGGAATACATATAGAATTTACAAGCCGTTGCAATCTTGTATGCCCTCAATGTGCAAGGACTAAAAATGGAAGTGTAAATCCTGATTTGCCTTTAGAAAATATGCCATTGGAAACAGTTCAAAAAATATTTGATGAAATGGGTGAAAAAACACAGTATGTTCATTTATGTGGAAACTACGGAGACTTTGTTGCTTATCCACATGCACTAGAAGCAATAGATATTATACAAAAAAGCGGTGTTGACTTTATTAAAATATACACAAATGGTAGTGCTAGACCTAGTAAATTTTGGGAAGAACTTGCAAACAAATTAGCTGATAGTAAAGGACAAATAGTCTTTAGTATTGACGGACTTGAAGATACAAATCATTTATATAGAGTTAATAGTAATTTTCAAAAAATTATACATAATGCAAAAGCATTTATCGATGCTGGCGGTACCGCTGTATGGGAATGGCTGCCCTTCGAACACAATGATCATCAAGTTGAAGATGCTGTAAAAATGGCAAAACGTTTAGGGTTTGCTGAGTTTATACTTAAAAAGAATCCTAGATTTAGTCCTATTAATAATGGTGAACATTATCTACTAAAGCCTAGTAAAAAATATATACATGAAGGTGTTAAACTACAAGAAAAACAAATCATGGGAGAAACGCAAAGACTAACACCAACTTTGTTTCCTATATCTTGTAAGTACGATGCCCGCAAAATGATTTTTATAGATTTCCAAGGAAACATTTTGCCTTGTTGCTGGCACGGAAATAGATATAATCCAGACAGTAAAAGCGGAACAAATGAATTCCATAAAATTATGGAAGGTTACGATTCTAATATTTTTAACGTAAACTATTATTCTGTCAAAGAGATATTAAACAACGATTGGTATAGAAAAGACATGGACTATACTATTAAGATATTGAAAACTTGTAGGAAGCATTGCCCAATGGGTAACAAAATGTCAAACAAAGATAATAGAATACAGCATGTGTTTAAAGAAGTCTTAGATATGGAGCCTTGGGAATAATGCTTAAAATACCACTAACTACTGATGCTGTTAAGTATATAAACCAACAACGAGTAATGACTTCTAAATTAAAGCATAGCGATGTAGAATGGTATTCTTACTTATTGTTTAATTTTATAGCACAACAAATAACTCCTTACCTAACACCGGGGAAAAGGTGTTTAGATATTGGAGCAGGATTAGGGCTTATAAATATATTTCTCAGGGATATATACGATGAAATATACTTGTATGATAAAACAGTTTCTTTAGAACAATTAGAAAATACATATTATGGATTTCATGATGAATATTGTTACTACAGTAATTTAGACATAGCAAAAGATTTAAATCCTGATTTTAATGTAACTGATGTTTTAGATTTCCCTGACAATCACTTTGATATGATACAAAGTCATATGAGTTGGTGTTGGCACTATCCTAAAGAAACTTACTACGATAAAGTACTACAAATTTTAAAACCCAATGGTTTGCTAATAGTAGATATTTTTACTACAATGAATTATACATTTAGTGAATTTGAAGAAATAGATAGATTGGAGAACAGAGAAGATGAAAGTTTCAAACTTATTCTCCGACGCAAGGATTGAAAAAGAACCGTTCCCTTACATAGTATGGGACAATTTATTGGACAATGATACGTTTGAAGAACTTAGTTCTACTATGCCAGAACATGATCCTTTTAATTATGCGTCTAAGATTATTAAAAATGAATCCGGACTATGGAAAGAATATGCAGAGTATTTTACTAGTGTGGAATTTCATAAACAAATATTAGATGTATTTGGTATAGAGATTAGTGATAGTGTTGGATTACGTAAGCGAGATAATACAAAATTTGTAACTGAAAGTTTTATTGCTATAAGAAAGCCCAACATGAATGAATGGTGTTTGCAACCGCATATTGATAGTAAATGGGCAATTACTAGTATGGTACATTACTTTAAAAAACCGGACGATGATGATGTGTCAGGTGAATTTGTTATACTAAAACCAAACAAAGAAATAACATACACTGAATCTGAGAAAAGAATTAGTTATGCAGATCCTGCTTGTTTTGATATTGTAGAAACAATACCATACGGCAGTAATAATGCTGTATGTACATTAGCTGGACCTAATGCTTGGCACGGAATATTACCTCGTACAACTAACATAAGGCGTACTGTAAATATTTCATATGAGGAATATAACTAATGGAATTACCAATCGAAAAGTTAGATTATAAGGTGGATATTGATGAACTACAAGAAGTTACTATTGATTTTCTTCATAGGTACCATTGGGATAAAAGTAACCAATTATGTTTACTTAACACACAAGACTGGGAGCCAGGAGATCCATATCAGGGAATAGGACATGTTAAAGAGCCTGGATATCCAGCATTTGGTTACAAAGAAGGAGATTTTAATGTATTCCATCCCGATTATGAAGATACAATATTAGGTAAGTTATACAGAGAGTTTCCATTACCAGTATGTAGAATGCGAGTATTACGTGTACCTACAAAACGTTGTTATACTATGCATGTTGATGGTGACACACATAGATATCATTTTGCAGTTATTAGTAACAAAGATGCATTTTTTGTTTTTGGCGATCAAGGTAGAATACAAAGTATTCCTTGTGATGGACATGCTTACAAAGTCTGTGTTAAAGAACCTCATACTTTTGTAAATACCAATTCTGGTTTTGATAGGATACATATAGTTCTCGATGCGGCACCCAAAGAATAATTTAGCAATACTTGGATTAAGTAGAAGCGGTACAACTGTTGTTGCACAGTCGCTTGTACATGAGCTTTCTACTGAGTACGATTTTGTTCATCCGGTTTATCAAGGAGAAATTAGTAATGTATATCAGGATTACTTTTTTATAGGAGAAAATAAGAAAACAAAAGAATACAAAGAAGGTAGTTATGTTAAGTCATTTGAAATAGTAAATGGCTATTTACAAGGTTGCAGGATATATAAGAATATTCAACTTAACGGTAAAAAAGAAATGTCTAATCGTATGGACTTAATAAATTATATGATTGGTAGTAAGTTTAAATCTATTGTAAAAGTACACCCGTTTGCTATTTGGAAAAACTATCAACAGCCGTATGTATTAGAAACTTTATCTAAATTAAATTATGTATATGTAAAGCGTTCAAATAAACTAGAACATTTTTTAAGTTTTGTAATAGCACGTGAAAGTGGAATATATCATACAAATGATCCAAATGAAAAATTTCCTGAGAATATTATAGTTACAGATGAACACAAGGATTTGTTTAAGAAATATCTGATTGCAGAAGAATGGTTTTTGGGATTTGCTAATATAGTAAATACTGTGGTATATGAAGAGTTAGGCGAAATACAACAAGATGGATTCGTTAAAAAACTACCTTATATAAAGCCAAAAATAGATTATATATTAAACAAAGATGAAGTATATGGTTTTATAGAATGTTTAACGTAAGAGAAGTTCATTATGATATAACTAACATGTGCAACGCCGCATGTCCGCAATGTGTACGTACTAATCCGGTCACAGGCAAAATGCATGACTATATATTAAAGCATGAACTTAGCTATGAAGATTTTGTAAAAATATCTCCCGCTTGGTTTATACAGCAACTAGACTATCTTTACTTTTGTGGAAACTTTGGAGATCCTTTAATTGCAAAAGATTTGCTTGCGATACTTGATTACATATGGACTGTTAAGCCAACATTAAGTGTAAAAGTTCATAGTAATTGCGGTATACGAAGTAAAGATTGGTGGACAAAATTTGCACAATTAACTAGCGATAAAAAATTTACACTTATTGCTAGTGTAGATGGTGCTAGTCAAGCTACACAAGAACTTTATAGAGTTAATACAAACTATGATAGGATTATAGAAAATCTTAAAACTTTTATAAGTTACGGCGGAAAAGTAGAGTGGCGCTTTATAGTTTTTAAACACAACGAACACGAAGTTGAATTAGCCGAAAAAATAAGTAAAGAGATAGGCTGTATTAATTTCCGTAGTTATAGTAGTAATAGACAATTCCCCAATGGACGTTTTAAATATAACTTCAATGGAGAAACAAGATATTTAGAAAAACCTTCATATGAAGTTGAAAGCAAATTCAGTGATAGAAAAACTATTGAGTTTGAACAGTTAGAAGAAACAGTTGCAAAAATTGATTGCATTGCTAATAAAACAAGAAGTATTTTTATTGACTTTGAGGGTAACGTCCTTCCTTGCTGTCATTATGGAATAAGACTGTATACAAATAGAAGAAACACTCGAGATGTAAACAATGATGAAGTTGTACAAGAAACTATAAACAACTTTGGTAATGATAAATTTAATGCTATAGATTTAGGTATAGAGACTGCATTAAGTAACTGTGGCAGATTCTTAGAAATTTTAGATCCATATTGGAAAAAAGGACAGCCATTAGTTTGTAAAATGATCTGTGGGAAGTCATAATGTGGGTTTTATTAACAGATAAAGGTCTAAGACAAATACTATTAGCAGACTTAAAGTTCCACACTAAAGTAAAAGGTTGGATATGTAATACAGGTAATTATGTTTATAATCTTATAATGGATGATACTTCATTTGTTAGTAATACTATTTGTAGAGCTATTGACGATTATCCTATAATTAATATAAAAGAAACACCAAAATTTGAAACAGAGTATGCTGTTTGTCCAAAAGAAAATTGTTACTGCGGAATGGATATTGGTATACCAAAAGGCAAAACAACAGAGGATATAATAAATCTTAAACGACAATTTAATGCTGAATCAAATATTAATGCAATACCTTGGTATGATAATGAAACAATACTTGCATTTGGATTAAGTGATTTTATCACAAATACAATGGTTCATGTAGATTGGTTCTTAGGTAAACGATGTAACTTTGATTGTGTTTATTGTTCTCCTAGCATACACGATAATCACAGTGAATATCCTTTGCTAGAGAAGTTATTAGATTACTATGACTATTTGACAAATACAATAGTTAATAACGAAAAAAATAAAAAAACTATTAGTTATATTTTTGGTGGAGGAGAGCCTACACTAATACCAGGTTACATAGAGTTCTTAGAACATATTACAAATGACAATCGTTTTAATAGTGAAATACGTACTCTTACTAATCTAACTGGTAGTCCTAAAAAATTGTATAGACTAAATCAGTTATGTGATATTACTTTTAGTGTGCATTTAGCATACATGACTGATAAGTTTATTGATAAGGCAGATAGATTTTTCTCATTGAGAGATGAAACATCTAAGTCTTTAACTATGAAATTTATGTATGATAAACGCTATGCTGAACGAATAGATAAAATGTTAGAAGTACTAAACAATCATACTAACTTAAATTACAGTGTAACTCCGTTGCATGACAAATCCGACAAAAACTTATATCAATATGATGATAATGATAAGAAGTATTTTAAACTAAGAGGAAAGCTATAATGGAAACATATGAACTATTAGATAGATTTGAAATATTGTATCCAACTAAATCTAAATTACCTGATCTCAGAAGATCGTATATTGATAAGGACATTTCTAGTATATTCAGATTAACTGAGTCGGATGATGAATTACGTAAAGCAGTAATAGAAGAAAACTTACATAGTATATTTCGTATTATAGACGATTACGATTCTGAAGACCTTAGAAAAGCAGTATTAGAGAAAAATTTACACAGCATTTTCAGATTGTGTAACGATGAAGATTTACGTAAGTTAATAGTCGAAGATAATACTTGGCAGTTATGGCCAATACTTGATCGTTACGTAACTACTAACTTTACTGCCGCATTTAAAAACTTTTTTGTAAACGATATCAGTATCGATAAAGATTGCTTTAGTAGAGGACAATTAAAAAGTAAACTGTGGATTATAAAAGAATTAAAAAGGTTAAACTTAGATTTAGGTACAGTGTTCTTATGTGCAGGATGGTATGCTACACTTGCTACTATGATATTTGAAAATAATATCAATGTAAGTAAAATTAAAAGTTTTGATGTTGATCCTAACTGTTGGAAGATTGCAGAAATATTTAATAAGCCATGGGTAGTAAATGAATGGCAATTTAAAGCATCAACTAAAAATATATTTGATATAGACTTTACTAATGAAACTTATACAACACTTAGGTCAGACGGTACCACTTGCGAAGCGAATGATATACCAGATACAATTATTAATACTAGTTGCGAACATATAGATAATTTTGTGGAATGGTATGCTAAAATACCCGCAGGCAAATTAGTAATATTACAAAGTAACGATTACGTTGAAGTCGAGGAACATATAAACTGTTATAAAAGTATTTCTCAATTTAGTAGAAGTTGTCCAATGGAAGAAACATTATTTGAAGGTGAATTGTTTTTACCGGAATATACACGATTTATGAAAATTGGATTTAAGTAGATCGACATTGTTTACAATTACAATGTTTGCAAACTTGAACTTCTCTTATTAGACCACCATCAACATCATAGTCTTTATACTGTGTTGTATATCCCATACCACAGTGTGAAGGATTACCACAAGTATCACAGTAACTAGTAGGAGTACCTTCTACTGATAAAGATTTTGGTAGTTGTTTTACCATCTATACCGCCATTGGAGCTTTGATGCTAGGCATCGGATCATAATTAACTAATCTGTAATCTGTTACTCTTGTATTTAATAATGTTTCTAAATCGCAAAATGGATTCATATACAACTGTGGTAATTTTTGTGGTTGTCGACGAACTTGCTCTACTACTTGGTCTATATGATTTGTATAAATGTGACAATCGCCACCAGTCCATATAAATTCGCCTTCTTCTAAATTACAAATACGTGCTAACATATGTGTTAGTAGACTATAACTTGCTATATTAAATGGAACACCTAAAAACATATCAGCACTACGTTGATACAGTTGACAACTTAGTTTACCATTTATTACTCTAAACTGTGCCATAGTATGACAAGGAGGTAAAGTCATTTTATCTAGTTCTTGTGGATTCCAAGCACTTAATATAATACGTCTACTGTCCGGATTGTTTTTTATCTGATCAATAATATTAGAAATTTGATCAACACCGCCAAAGTCACGCCATTGTTTACCATATACAGGTCCTAATTCTCCGTCCGTGTATCCTAATGCAACGCCTTGATTTTCTGCATTAGCAGTCCATATAGTCTTTTTATCTGCATCGCTAGTGTCATGTGTAATTTTAGCTAGTCTACGTTCGTTTGTACTGCCCTCTAAAAACCATAATAGTTCTCCTACAACTGATTTCCATGCAAGTTTTTTTGTAGTAACTGCTGGAAAACCTTCTTGTAAATTAAATCGCATTTGATGTCCGAACACACTTAATGTTCCAACTCCAGTGCGGTCATTTACTTCCTCACCTTTTTCTAAAATGTACATTAATGAATCTAAATACTGTTTCAAAGTTCGCCTCGTTCTCGCATCTCTGCTCTAATTTTTGTAGCACTAATATTATGAATATCTTCGCCTAAGTCATGTTCTGTAAACGTGTAACCTACACCTCTACCATAACTAATATCTACAATGTTTGGTACACTTATAATCTCGTATTCTTCCCCAAACGTATAACCTTGCTTTTCCAAACTGCTAATAATATTTTGTTTAACTATACGAAAGTTAAAAGGATTGTCGGTGTTTCCCATTCCTGCATCAGCACCACAGACTTCACGAATCATAATACATACTTGACCATGTTGTTTCAATGCACGTTTAAATAATTCAGTATGTCCATCATGCCACGGTTGCCACCTACCTAACATCTGTGCAGTAGGTGCTTTCCAGTCAAACATTTTGATTTGTTCCCATCCACCTTTTTACAACTTGTAATAGTTGTACATCAGTATCGTTAAACCATTCGCTTACATGATAGTCTACATATGCCGCATAAGGACGTATAAACTTTTCATTAGTATCTTTATATTTGCTTTCTTTAATTGTATCCATCCAGACTGAAAAGTCTGCTTGAAATATCATTCTTGTTTCGTCTGTTGGGCATACAAAGTCAGCAACTGCAACTTTACCTGCTAGTTCAACACCGTCTGCTATATGACGCATACGTAGTGCTTGACGTTTGCGACCGTGAGGAGTAAAATCCCAGTCAACATACTTTTCTCTAACTTTATCAGCATTAATGTGTACACCGCCTATTAAATCAGCAAACGGTTTTGCTAGTGTTGTTTTACCACTACCTGGTAATCCAAATATTAAGATTTTCAAATTTTACTCCATATATCAATATATACTTCGTCTTGTAGTCCGCTCTTTATCAATGAATAGTTCTCTTCTATTAAACTAACAGGTAAAAATGTATCACAATCATACTTACCACGTATTCGACTTAAATGAAGTTCATCAATAATCGAAAGCAAACCTTCTATTAGTTTTGCTCCTCCGACAATCCAGACATTTTCCATTGTTGGTAATAAGTCTTTTACACTTTCTATACCAACAACTATATCTGCCTTTGGTGCTTCTCTACTAGTAACAACTATATTTTTACGTCCTGGTAATGGTTGTATGGGCAAACTATCCCATGTAGTTTTACCCATTACAATCACACCACCCATTGTGCTTTCTTTAAACCATTTTATATCTGCTGGATTATGAGGCCACGGTAAATCACCGTCTTTACCTATACCCCAATCATCATCACACGCTAGAATCGCTTTGATCATCTTGTTGCTTATCCAATAATTTTTTTGTATAGCTTTTAATTTCTTTTTCAAGTTTTGCATAGTCTATGATAATTTCAATATCACTAACTGGACTATCATAATCCTCGCCGAATTGTTCTACACAACTTAAAACAAATGATACAATATCTGGTTCCTCGACATCTTGTAGGTCTTCGCCTTCAAAAATAATTCTGTCGCTATTTTCTAAACATAACACCAAGCGTTCAATGTATTCTATTGGAACTTCTTCGATGTTTGCTTCTCTTAATATATTTTGAAAACTACGATCTTTTTTATGAATTGGCATTAGCGGTAGACTTTTTACTTGGGCGTCCTCGCTTTGGTTTTAATGTTGGTGCCATTTCATATGCTTCTGATCTTAGCCTTTCAGCTTCTGCTAAGAATGTATCAGCCTGAGATAATAGACCTTTTGCAATAGCAGTATCGTCTAATACGCCTTCGCTAGGTGCGTCAACAGCTTGATCAATAGTTTGTGTTGAATCCAATGAAGTTTGTGTACGGGGTGCTTTATCAGTATCGTCTACCATTGAGTTAGTAATATCTCTTTCACTCATACCAGTATTCTGTTTGCGAATAATTTCGTTAACTTCACTTAATAGTACACCGCTACTACGGTTAGGAGTTAAAGTAATGTTTTCTGTTGGATATTTTTTAAGCCATCCACGCTTGTGCATTTCTTGTAACATCGGTGAACCGTCACTAAAATAACTACGGTTTGCGATTTCGTAAAATTCAGTTGCTTCTTGTCCGGCAACTGATTCTACAACACGAACAACATCGTCGTGTGCGTAATCTGGTAAACGGTCTGTTTCAACAACAAGACAATTGTTAGTATCAACAACATGTCCTCGTTCGTTATAGATTTCACGGAACACAACAACACATTTAATACTTGTGTTTGTTACTTGTCCGATATGTTTTAAATTAGCCATAATATGCCTCCTTATGCAGTCTCTTGAACTGCGGCTTCTTCAGGTTGTTCTTTTTGTTGGTCTTGAACACTGCTAATAAATGCAGTAAGACGATTATAAACAATACCTACTTGTGCGGCTTCGCTTGCACGGAATGCGCCACGTTGCATAGCCAAGTCAATTACTTGTGCCGCATTTTGTAAATCAGCAACGCCCAGACTTGGTGCTACAGTTTGATCTGCGGCAGGTGCATCTGTTGCATCAGTAGTTGCTGTTTCTACTTCTTCATTTTTTGCTTCTTCAGTCATATTTTACTCCTATTTGACTTATAATTATATACGTACTTATTTATCACTATTATCTATAGACATTTTATATGCTATAAGATTTGAATAAAAAGCATCGTAATCTGATACCTCTTCAAACCAGAATTGATACAGATTTTTACCTAAACTCTTAATATAATGAAAGCCAGTACATCCACTAAAATCTAAGCTATCTAAGTCTGGCTGATCGTTAAATTCTACAACTAAACGGTTCTTCATCATTTTAGTAACTACTACAACATCTATAATTTGGAGATCGTTGTCGCTTAGTGTTAGACCTTGTTTAACTATTTTCATCGATATTTATGCGGCCTTTCTGTTCTCATCAGCTTCGTAATAAACAGTTTGACCAAACGGAGCAACTGGCTTACGATAGCTATTTTTAACTAAAAACAATGTATCGCAATATTCTGGATCTCCCCAACTATCAAATGGCTCACCATCTGTAAACATAATAAATTGATCAGGCTCAATATCCTGTTCTTTCATAAATGTCCAGTTAGGTACAAAGTCAGTACCACCGCCTCCGGTTAGTTCAAATTCGGTAATCGAACGTCCATCGTCATCAGTAAATTCATCGTATCCAGTAATAACTGTATCAAAACACCAAATACGAATTTTGTAAGATTCAAACTGATCCATAATACCTTGTACTTCACTTAAGAAGTCCATGCTATCTTTTTGACTAATACTACCGCTAACATCAATAGCAATGCAAATGTCAATTTGCTGATCCCGCATCATACCTGGAAGCAGAACATTAGCAAATTGACTTTTGCGATTTGGACGCATGAAAGTAAAGTCGGATACCAAGTTGCTTTCTAGAGAAACACGAATCATTTGACGCCAGTCCATTTTAGGCTCTGTCAGTTCGCCAATCATACGTTTAATATCACCTGGTAAGTTACCAGCCCCAACGCTCTGTGCGGCTTGTATAACAGCGTTCTTCATTTCATCTGCAATTGCTTTCGCATCATCTTTTGAAATAGTAGGAACTTTACCTTTGCCTTCTTCACCTTGACTTTGTGATCCACCTTCTTTATTTTCACCTTGACCATCATCTATTTCTAAATGAACATCCAATGTTTGTTCAGGAGGTACATTGTTTTCTTTTAGTTCATTATATATAGATTCAGTTGACCAATCATCGGATCCATATTTTTCATCATAGCAGGGTTTCACTTTGTCAATGAGACGGCCTATCTTCTCACGTACTAGCATAGCGTTAATTTTAAAATCGCCAGCCATGTTCCATAGTTTGCCTTCTCGGTCACCTCTACGCAGGAAATGTTCGTATATGCAGTGTCCAACTTCGTGTCCTACTAGGAACACTGTTTCTTCGATATCTAGTTTCATTACAAACTCTTCGTTGTAATAAAAATTACGTCCATCTACTGCCGCAGTCGGACACCAATCGTTTGCTTCAACTAGTTTTAAGCGACATGCTATTTGCCCGAAAAATGGTTGCTTAAACAACATTTTTACACGAGCGGCAACTAACTTGTCATGTGCATTATCGAATTGTTGCATAAAGAAATCTCCTGAACTTCTACTTACATTATTAATATAAACATTTTTGAACGATATGTCAACCGGAAAGATTAATTAATTTAAATTGAATTGATTCTAATCTATCTTCAAAACTCATATATGCTTTAGTGCCATCTATTACTTCTTGTGGTGGTAGCCAATCATCGTGCCAAGTCATATGAGACATTCTTTTTGCTTCGTCATTTTGCCAAAAATGCCAACCCCAATGGTGTTCACAATTTGCATCACACCATTCTATCCACGAGCTTAGGACACCATTGTTATTTAAATCGACTGTATATCTAAATTGTTTTAGGTATCCACAGTTTGGATTGGTCACTAGGGTCAGTGTCATCTCCATACTAGTACTTATAAAAGAAGTAGGGCCACAAGGACCCTACTTCACCCAGGAGTGACGCAACTAATTGTTACGCCATTTCAATCAGTGTACCGTACTTGGAAATAAATCCTTTCCAGTTTTTTAACTGATTAAACTTTACTCGTATTTTATACTTGCCTAATGCAACTGTACAAGCCATAACAACCATTTCGCTTTCGAAGTTGTTTTGTATAAACTCTAAGAAGTTATCAAATTTACCGTTGATATCTTTGTTAGCTTCATATATTTCTTTGAGTTCGTAGCATAGTGCAGTAGTCAACGAGTACTTAGCTGAAATATTATCTGTTTGTAGTTCCTTAACCTTACCATCTAAAATATCAGTTGGGTTAGGTAACTGGGCGGCTACTTGACGGTGTGTTTTAAACTTTAGAGCAAGTCCTTCACCGATACCTGAGGCAACCATATCAGTTACTTCTTCTTCATTGAAGCCTTCTACATCCTGAATAGTATCGGAAACAAATTCCCAAATACGTGGAGTAGCAAACGAACGTTCCGAACTCGCCGGATCGAACTTGTAAAGATCTTCTTTAAAGGTTGTAATGTAACCAATTACGTCTGGATGCTGGTTGTTTAATACAGCCCAATCAAACCAATCATCGTAGTTAACACGTACTTCATAGTGCAAGAACCTGTTAGCTAACGGTTTAGGCATTCTGTAAGTAACGCCTTTGTCTGTTTCACGGTTACCGGCAGCCGCAATCACAACATTGTCGGGCAACTTGTATCTGCCAATTGCACGGTTAAGAACTAGCTGGTAAGCCGCCGCTTGTGTTGCTGGAGCCGCTCCGTTAAGTTCATCTAAGAATAAAATAATAATATCGTATTCTTTTGCTTCCTCTTCTGTAGGAAGTTCATCGGGAGAGCTAAAGCTCATCCTGTTTGTTTCTGGATTATAATGTGGGTAACCTTTAAGATCAGTAGGTTCCCAAAGAGACAAACGACAGTCAATCAATTTGACTTTTTTGCCTTCTGCTTCATAATCTAACTTAATAGATTTCATTGTATCAGACTTACCAATGCCGGGAGGTCCCCAAATCATAAATGGTCGTTTAGTACGGAAGTGATGCTTCGCATACTTAGTAAGTTCTGAAAGTCGAATAGTACGGGTATTTGTTTCTATTGCCATATTTTTTACTCCTGGGTTCTTAGTATATGTATAGCATAGTTTCGAACAATTTTGCTGTCAAGCAAAAAGATTAAAGTTTGCCGGGCTTTTACGAGGTCGCTTCTCTGTCTCCATACTAGTCCGGACTTTTAGCTAGTATGACCCTGTACCACCTTGCTTAGCCATAGATTTCAATTCGTACAGGGCGAACTTACTCTCGCTTTTTTTGGCTTTAGAATATTGTCAGGTCATTGTATTCCTATCCTCCTGGGTTGTGTCTTAAACAAAAAGTGGTTTCATTGTTTCAAACACTTTGTTGTAAGCATTGATTTCGTACTGCCAATTTTCGTAAAAATCCCAGTCCTCTTCATCTCCGTTAGCACAGTGTTCTTCCCATACACGATCCATTGCATACATACCTTCTAAAAAGTCGCCTCGACCGTGATTTTTCATTGTAGTTTTTGCTTCATCAAAACTTGGTGTTGTTTTAAAAAACTCTGGGATTCTAAACATCTATGTCTCCTTAACATCAACTTACATATATAATATAGTAAGACTTCTTGGTAATGTCAACACCTAAATGCATCTTTTTTGTCTTTTTTTCGTCTTTTTTTCATCTTTTTTTAAGATATCTTGGTGATGCGTAAAAATGTAGCAGATTTAGATAAATACCACTACGAATAAGCGAGAATATGCTTATATCGTATATAAAAGAAAGGGAGATATATCATGGATATGTTGAACAAAATTAAAGGATGGGCTTCTGGACTAGCAGAAGTAGGTATTTCAATTGCGGCACTTATGATCGTAGTAGAAGTACTAGGTCTAGGCGCAATACCATTCTTTCCAGAAGTTAGTGTAGTTGGCAACGTTGCTGGCATGCTATCAACTCTGGGTGCAGAAGGCCTAATGGGCTTAATTGCGATCTGGGTACTTTGGGGTATTTGGAATCGTAAGTAATTAAACCCCTAAGGCTGAAAACCGAATTGGAAATCAGCCTCCTTTTTTTATTATATTTTCTTCCATATGTTCGATCCAAGCTTCTAAGTCATGTCCGTAGAGCTTATATAATATTCTATCTTCTTTACCATACAATATCAATTCACGCCTACTAATGTAATACGGATACTTGTTATATCTATCTAACAGTATACGTAGATGTGCATTAAACTTAGGCTCTATGTTAAGAACAAACTGTTCGTGATCGAAGTCCATATCATTCAAAACTAAGACCCCAAACTTTGTTAAGTTGAGGCCTTGTCCATTCCTATAATTTTTAAAAATATTTCTTAGTGTTATACGGTCACCATATTTTAATGTTTTAGCATGTGCTAATACAGTGTTATAAAAGTCTGGTGTCGTCATCTTCTTTAATTACCTCACCTTGTGTGAGCTTTACTACTTCAAATTTTTCAGTTTTAAATAATTTGTTTAGTCTTTCTGCTAAGTTAAAAGCATGTCCGCTATTACTAAAGGATACCTTTTTGTATTTTGGACCTGGGTAATTTGATAAACTATTCAGACTTCTCAGATTGATAGGTTTACCGTCATGGAATACTGCATATATTGCGTCTGCATCTAATAATTGTTCACTACGAAATGTTTTGGGGTCTGTCCACTCCATTAAAATTTTTGGTTTAGGTCTTGCCATGATATATCTTTCTGTACCGCTTTAATGTATTTATTAAAGTAGTACAGAATATTATACGTTATTACCCGATGTTTTACTTGTTTTTAGCAATTCTTTTATAGTATCTTCATCTAAGCATCCGATGGTACGTAGCTTCGGAGGATTATAATTATACACTTCCATCATTTTAGCTACGTAACGTGGAATGTTAAGTGGATCATTCATAGCACTTTCACATTCTACTTTAGATTCAAACGAAGGGTCTGTGAATATATACACATCACCTTGTATGTTTGCAAATACTGCAACTATCAACCATTTCATTTTTTAATTATCGCTCTTCTATCTGTATTAGTATATCTTCCAGCCATATCTACAGTTTGTGTTAAACAGCCTAATTCAGCTATTTCAAATTCGGCGCTTTTGTATTTTTCGTTACCGAAACGCATAATTCCTTGTAGTATAACTTCGTCATTCTTTTCATAATATTCTACACAACTTAGATAATCTTTAAATGCTGTGCCGTGAAAATAAAATTCGTTTTTTGCTTCCTCATATACAAGTACCATGTACATCAAAACTGCACTTATCATGACTTATCTTCTTCAATCTTCTCTTGGATCTTATCCCAAGGATCTCGACCTAGGTAAGGACTAAAGTTTGTGCCAGCTTGTATCATACATGCCATACCGTCTGAAAAAACGTTTATTAAACTCCAAGATCCAGTTTCCTGATTTACAAAGAAAAACATACCTCCTTTGAAATACCTTCCAGATCGGAATTCAAATACACCGCCGTCACCTGAAAATAACATACCCTCTTTATATTTTTTTGGAGTTTCAAATACTTCTTTAAAAGGACCACAATAGTTATTTGTGATCAGCATTTTTTGATCTTCTTTAGGTGCATCTTGTGCAAATGTTACTGTCGCAGTAACAAGTAGTACCAGAAAATTAGTTAATAGATATTTCATTTTCTTGTCCTTTACGCTTCATAGCTAAATTCATATCCGACTCATTTTTAAACGGTCCAGAATACGTATATTTTTGTAAGGTATCTGCTCTAGGACAAAAACTCGGTCTCCAACCCATAGGAAATAACAAACAGTAGTATCCGGCCGCAAAATATACGCTAGAACTGGCTGTTTTTTTGTATATAGGCACATTATCTAGTAGGTCAATATCATGTGCTTGCTCAGTATTAGCGGGATAGCCGTAAACAGTTTCATTTATAAAAGTCTTTGACTTTTTAGACTCTATTGTAAACTCGTCTAAATTCTCATATATAGTTTTAGAGTTATTATAGCTATTGTATAGTAAGTATTTATCATTAGATATAGCCTTTAAGGTACCAATTTTGCTACCATTCTGTTCAACGATATAGAACTTGTTTTCAATTACTGTTTTAGCTTTATATTTCATTATGATAGATACATTAGTTTATATTTGATATAAGATTCTTTATCGAACACTGCAATAATATTAACAGTATAGGTAGAAAATCCGGATTCTATAATATCATTTACTTCTGTTATTATTTCTTTTGCGTTTTCTTTAACCCAGCGACCTTTTTCAGTTGTTGACCACTGTTCAACGATTTCATTATCATCTATGCCGTTTTGAGTTAGTATTCCATGAGGGACACTAGCAATGCATACACTAATACTGTGCATTTAAATATTCAGAATGAGCTTCTGCATGTTGACTTATACGTTGTAAGTCATGTTTGCCACAAAACTTCATAAAATGAATACCTACACCACTAACAGGAACTCGTTGTACTTGATTAATAATTGTTTCATCAAGTACTTCTTTAATATTATCAGGCTGTGCAGTCAGATCAATTAGTTCTTTGTTACGAGTATAGTCATCTAGTACACGATGTTCTATACCTTCATGATCTAGCCATTTTTGTAACATAAAATTATTCCAGTTAAAGCCTTTATCATTTTTATCTGCAAAGGCTTCGAGCATACCTACTTTATTCTTAGTACCTTTTTTACGAGCGCCAGGATATGCACTAAAGATATTATCGCTTGTATCACCACGTATACACTTTTCAAATAGTAGCCAATCAGGATCACCTACAATCTTTTGCTCTTTAGTTTTGTTATCAATGACTGGCTTGCCTTTGTCGTTGTAGACACCGTCCAACTTAATATGCTGATTAGTAATGCCATTGTACTGGCTAACTGTATCAGAAAGAAGCTGATAGAAATCACTATCACTAGAAATAATAACATGTTTGTCCTCCGGGTGTGATTGTATAAAACGTGCAATAAAGTCGTCTGCTTCACATGTAGGGTGTTGTAGTACAGTACAGTTAGTACGTTTCTCCATAAATGTTTTTAGTTCATCAAAAGCTTCAAAGTACTTTTGATCTTCTTCTTGTTGTGTAGGAGTTAATGCTTCACGTGCTTCTTTACGATTACGTTTATAAGGTTCGTAGTGATCTTTACGCCAACTACGTCCTTCAAAACAAAACACAACATGACTACCATCAAAGTCACGCCAGGCTTTATTAATAGCACTAAACATGATATGATAAGCCATACCAATTTTAGTTTCAATATCGTCTCCACGTACTACATGTCTAGCACGATAAAACATATTAAGACTATCGACTAAGATATAAGTCATATTATTCCTCTAGTAGTTTCTTTTCCATATTCTCTTTAACATCTAGTATAGCATCATTGTTAATCATGTCAATAATTATCTTATTAACATCAATGTCACGCTGAAGCCAGTACATTTTTTCTTTTAACTTTTCAAGTTCTACTTTATAAAACTCTAGTTCTTTTTCTTTACGAACTTTTTGTTCTATTATATCGGATAGTAATATTAATTTAGGTTGTTCTATCATTGTTATCTATCGCCAATTGCATTGCTTTTGCTGGTAAACTACATACCCAGATGTATGGTACCCAAAACATAATGTTGTAAACAATAATTTCTGTTATTTCATTCATTCTTTCATCATTCCTTTTTTCTTCCTCAGAGCTTGTTTTGCATGAACTTCTTCCCAATACTCATCATTAGTTAGAACAGGTCGCTTTGATGCTTCTGCTTTTCGTTTCTTTTGTTCTTTCATTGCTTTACGGATACCCCACCGAAACCATATCTTCCAAAATATAGGACCTGTGAGATCGCTGTGCATAATATAATCTACAATCTTTTTCAAAAGTCTATCTCTCTTCCTTTATATTCCCAAGTTCCGTATCTAGTTGGTTCAGCTTCCTTTGGCCCACCATATTCTTTAGCTTTTTCTTTTGTAACTTTTTGTTCTGGTATATCAGGATCTTTACGTGCATATTTGATATCACAATAATTACAAACAACATAATGTCCATCGTGTGGTATTCTCAAATATACCTTTGGATGATCATTATTTTCACCGCTACAAGATACTGTATCTCCGTCTATATAAACAATACGTTCTTCAAAACCTTCAACTCGTTTCATTATTTTTATCCATTATTCTTAATACATATCTTAGTTCGCTTATGATACGCAAGTACCATTCTTTATCCATTGGTTCTTTTGCTTTTTTACGATCTTCGATAAGTTGTTTGATCCTTACATTAATATATTCACGTGGACTTGGAGTTCGATTACGTCTCATTGATCCGCCCATTGCCCCATTGCAATTTTAAATCTAAATGCTTCTCCGCTATCCTCAAAATGAAAAGTATGTTCGTAAACATCTGTATATTCAGTCATACTCCATTGATGTCTTTGTAACTGCCTACGGCACCATGTTTTACCATCTATAACAAGATCACTATGTAAACGTACAGTAAATCCTGGTTTCCAAGTATTTTTATATTCAAATATTTCTTGTGGGGTCATTTTACATGCTTTATGTTTGAAGTTGCTTTTTGGCTACCACATCCTTTACAGTATACAATAACTACAATATACTTATAACCGTCTTGTGTAGTAACTTCTGTTTGGTGCTGTGTTTGGGTTGGATTTTTACAACATCCATAATTAATCACTGTCAAACCATACCTCTACTCTACCTTTAAAAACTGATATTTTAACTAATCTATCTATGTTTACAACTGGTCTTTCAGTATGTTCACCACTACCATTAATCCAAACACTACCATCATCGCTAACACGATAGTCTGTTGGATGTCTACTAAAGATAATGTCTCCATTGTCTGCAACGATACCATCAAATGTTTGATCCTCTACAAATATACCATCTACTGCACAAAGTTTTTTTGTTTCAGGATCTAAATATAGTGCAAAGTATCTAGTACCTGTTGTTGGGTGCGGCAATAATCCGTAAAATACTGTACATGGAATACTTTTGTATTCTGTATCAATAACAAATTGTGCTTTATATTCTTTACAAATTTTATGTAATAGTTCGTAATCGAATAATACAGGATCGTTAATTATTCTCATCTTCGCCTTGTGCTTCGAGTGCTACACTACGACACAAATCGTTAAACCATAAGTCTACAATTGCTTCTGGTGTCTCGCCAGCATATCCTGATTCTCCTAATAGACCAACAAAATCATCATTCCAGTCTAGTTCAAAATATCCTTGTGTAGGATTATCTTTATCAAAATGAACATCAACTACTTTAACCCAAGGACCTATTGCATTTTCTTTTGTTTCACTATTATCTAGCTTTTTTGCTTTACCGTTCATAAAGCCTTTAGCTAGTTTATCCCACCATTCCATTACATATTCCTTCTAAGTTTTTCAAATTGTTCTTCGGTTTGTATACCTTTTTTGATAGGCGCTTTCATTGCTTTTTCATGTTGTTCGTTTTTATATTCGCTATCAAATCTAGGTTCCCCAGGCATTCCCGAAAAGGCTGATGTGGAGTCTTGGGGTGAAACGCCAACCCCTTTCCATACAGATGTTTGCCACCTCTTGAACATTAAGATTGTATTCTTCAGAACGTCCTCCCAACGGCATGAGGTATACAGGACATTCCACACCCGCATTGCGATACTCATCAACAGCTCTACCAGCTTCATCGATATCTGTACGATCAGCAACAACAAACTTAAGATAGATATCACTACCAGTAACAAGACTATACTGACTAGCAATGTCAGGCTTGATAGCAGTATCCCAAGGTTCTCCGCTAACGGAGAGTTTAGGGCTACAACTCCATGTGACTTCAAATCTGTCCTGATCATTGAGATAATCTTCAAAGTCTTTGTGTAATTTTTGTGTAGTGTTTGTTTCAAATGTGACATTTTTTAAATCCTGCATACGTGGATGTTCAAATAATTCTATGTATAGTCGTTGCCACGCTAACAACGGCTCACCGCCAGTCATAATTAAGTGTATGTCCTGACCATTGTCTTGTGTCCATTTTCCGTTTGGAGTAAGACTAATTAAATGTTCTACTACTTCTTCAACAGTTGCTTGTTTGTTGAAGTGTTTAAATTCAGGATAGATGCTTGCATAAGTATCGCATCCTGTATGTATAATAGGCAAGTCTGTAAATACTTCTGTAGTCTCATGTACGCCTTTATCAATTAGGCCCATGACTTCTTCATTGTGCTTGATGCCAGATTTTTGTTTAACATCACGCATTGGCTCGCTTCTATCAAGTCCAAAGTTCATGCAACGAAAGTTACAACCAAAAGTACGTAGGAATACACTAGGTACTCCTACAAACTTTCCTTCACCTTGTACACTATAAAATGCTTCGCTATATCTTAGCTTCATAGATGGTTTCCTATTAACTGCCTCAAATGAAGGATATCCTTTTTCAAATACTGCCGCTTGCATCAATATTTACCTACTAGTTAGAAACTGGATTTCTTGAAAAAGTAATGCTATATGTTTGCCCTTGAGCATCTGTAAATCTAATAACACTATAGTTATAACGCATCACGATATTACCATTTGCATCTACAGTTTGCATAAACCAATCTTTTATATGAGGATTTGTAACTCGTAAATCATCTCCGAATGGTTTTACTTTTGTTCCAGGAAGTGTTCCACCACCTGCATATTCGTCAACTTGAACAGATTGAAACCATTTAACATCACTTGCATATAAGGAACTATAAGCTGATGTTGCTAATAGTATAGTAGCAATTGTTGCTACAATTTTACTTCTAATCGTCATCTTCATCATCTTTCTTTGTTAATTGATAACCACCACTAGGTAGTTCTTCCCAAATAAGCGTATCACCATCGTCCCACCCAACTTGATCTAATGCATCGGGTGGAAACTCTATAAACAGTTCTTTTGTTTTACCGTTTTCTTGTACAGTAATAAGCCAACTATTATCATTTATTTTACGATAAGGATTACTATTTGTCAACTGATTCTTCTTCCTGTTCAGCATCTACTAAATGTTGTTCATAATCTAACCAACAATCTTCCCAATAATCATCGCCTTCTTGTAGATGTTTATCTTCCCATCGTTTGTTAAACCATGCTACGTTAGCATAATATCCTTTGCCTCGACTATCTACAAAATCATAATCTTGTTCAATTTCTTCTTTATTGTACCATAAACGTTCGATCATTTCTCCGTGATCTGTTTCTACTACGCTAACAGCAACTTTATTCTTATCAAATTCTTCGCCGTCTTTTAAATCAACATAGAAGCCGCCAAAGTCTCCTTTTTCTGCACTGTAAAACACTAGCACAGGTACACTTTCATCGTCTTCACCATCTGCAGGTTCATCTTGTGTGTAACACTCTCTACCATATAAAGTATATGGTTCAAAGTCAACACGTGTATCCCAATCGTAATCTGGCATAGCATCTTCTTCTGTTGGTACCATGTCAAATGCCATTAGTTCGGTACCACTACTAGTATTATGATGATGTATATCATCTACTTCATACCAGCTATTAAAATATTCTCCTTCTGGTACAATGTCAGGGCTATCTGGATCATATCCTTCTTCATCTTCTGGATTATCTGGATTTTGTTCAAGTGCCATAAGATGATCAATTAATTCGTCTTGATCACGGTCTTGCCAAAATGTAACAAACTCTGGTGTTACCATACCAATAGTCATTTCGCCGCCGTAATTGCTACCACGGATATAAATCTGTTTACCCATTTTCTTTCTCCCATAACACATTATCCATGTGATTAATTAAATTACTAAAACCAATTTGCATTACGCTATACTCATTTAATTCTTCTCTATACGATTCAAGTTCTGCTAGTTGGTCACCATCGAGCTCTTCAATATCTTCAATCCCATAGTATTCACATACATATTCGTATACACTATCTATTATTTGTGCTTCGATATTTTCTTCCCACTTGTGTATTCTATTCCATTCAAAACTCATTAGTCATACTCCCAAGGAAAAACAATCCAAGTATCTTCTTCACTTGTATCTATTTCCTCCCAAACATAATCTACACCATCAAACTCTGTATGAGTCTTTTCACACATTGTAGCAAAACGTACATTTTCGCCCCAAACTTCTTCCCAGCCTTCACTATCTGGTAAACAACTTGTTTGCCAATCGTTCTTAATCCATTCAAATGTAGCACCAGTATCGTTGATATCATCTACAATCAAAATCTGTTTATGCATTTTTGGTTTACATTTACCTTCGTGATAGCCTATTGCATCTTGGGCCATCCATAGATTACTTTCTGGACTTTCTTTGCTGTCACGCAATCTTACATCTAGCGCATAATGATTACAGTCTAATAAATGACTAAGCATAACACTTAGTGGTAATCCGCCTCTGTTTAGTCCTACGATATAGTCTGGGCGAAAATTACTATTGTACATATTAAGAGCAATTTTGTGTGCTGATTTCTGCACATCATCCCACGAATAATATTTTCGATTCATGTTTAATCCTGTTACTATTATTGTTTTAACTTAACACATTAATAATAAGATGTCAAGGTTTATATGGAGTTTTTGGCATTGTAAATAATGCTCTTACATGATTAGGATGTTCATAACACGGCTGTCTTGCAAATACTACCCAGCGATATCCTTGTCCAGCAGTCCAGTCTGGATATTCTTCTTTAATAAATTCTCTCATACTTGTGCCTGTTGTAAACACATCATCACATATCATAATTTGATCATTAGGATCGCCACTAGCATATTCTTGCATTGCTGATGCAAATGGTAGCCCACCTCTAGGAATGCCTACTGCTTTATAAAATGGTCTTTCTTGGTATTCCATAACCATTTTTGCTATTGCTTTCCATTCGTTTGGAGATATAGCATCGCACTCTAATTTCCAACTTAATGGTAGCCCAGCATGTGATATAAAGTCACCTGCTTCGAATAATCTTGCTTCTGTTCTATGTGGCACTTCCTGCTCCTTTTATCATAAAAATATTTTTTGTAATATGGTCTTCAAATTCTTGATCTGTTTGATTTATGTTTAGTCCTTCACTAAGTCCTCTACTAAAACTTGCAGTCATACCTTTTTGTAGTGCAAGTCTTCTACATGCTTCTACAGTAGAGTATCCACCTGATAGACCTACAACTTTATGTACTTTATCGTGAAGCATGATATTACTATAGAAATCTTCACGCTCAGGTAATGTAAGTTTTAATATACATTTACCGCTAAATGCATCTAATCTTTCTGCTAATTGATCTCTAAGCATATTTTCTACATTTGCTTTGTTTGGATGTTCAATGGGTACTTCTGGTTCTACAATAGGCATCAGTCCTTCACCGTATATGGGTTCTGCGAGTGCAAACTGTTGGTCTAATATCATATCCATATCTTTTTCATCTTTAAGAATACTACGCATCTTTGTTCCTGTACATCCATGTTCTTTTGCAAAGTCTGTCATTTCTTCCCAACGAAAGTATTTTAGGTAACCGTTATCTTCACAGCCGCTATCAATTTTTAAATATGCTTCAATACCTTTTTCTTTTAACACAGGAACCATACCACGCTCTACTGTGTCTTTATAAAGTATTGCGGCCCATATATTATCTGATGTAAAACTTTTACTGTTTACCATACGTAACCGCATCAAATGAATATCGTCCATAACAACTTCGTGTGGAAGTTTATCTGCTTTTTTATATCCATACTTTTCTAAAACTCCTGGGCTACTACCACCGCTGTGGTCCATTGCCGCAATAAATTTACTCATATCATTTTCCCCATAACTGATGCAATGTCTGCCATTCTACAACTAAATGCCCATTCATTGTCATACCAAGACATTACTCTAACTAAATGGTTTCCTACTACTCTAGTTTGGTCTGGCGCAAATATACAACTTTCTTCAGTTGTGTTAAAATCACTGCTTACTAATGGCAGTTCTTCATATCCTATAACACCACGCATTTCTTTTCTAGTGCTTTCTAAAACAGCGTTATTAATAGTGTTCTCACTTACTTCGTCTCTAACTTGTAGTGTAAGGTCTACACAACTTACATTAGGTGTAGGCACTCTTATTGCACTGCCTTTTATTTTTCCTGTAACTGCTGGATAAACAAGATCTAATGCTTTTGCGGCTCCGGTGCTGGTAGGTATAATGTTCACTGCACCTGCTCTTGCTCTATAAGGATCTTTGTGCTTTTTATCTATAGTGCTTTGATCTCCTGTGTAACTGTGTATTGTTGTCATTTGTCCTGCAACTATTCCACAGTTTTCGTCTAACACTTTGATTAAAGGAGCAAGACAATTTGTTGTACAACTAGCATTGCTTACAACTCTATCATTAGGTAAGATGTCTTGGTGATTAACACCGTAAACAACTGTTCGCTTACATTCTTTAGCAGGCGCACTTATTACAACTTTTTTAGCACCATTCATAGTATGGTTTAAACATTTGATACCGTTGTTATATGCACCTGTGCATTCTAGCACAACATCTACATTTTTCCATTCTATCTTTTCGATATCACGTTCTTCTGTCCATAGTATGGGCTCATGTATCGGACCGTGATATCTACCATGTACGCTATCATATTTAAGTAAGTGCATGTTAGTATCTCTACCACCAGTAGCATTGATTTGCACAATCTGCATATCTTTTCTCTTGCTCATAATATGACGAGTAACACAACGCCCTATTCTACCTAATCCGTTTATTCCAATTGTTATCATTCTTTTCCTATGTCTTCTAATGCAGATTCAATTATATCTAAATTCTTTTCTATACTAGTTAGCCTGTTTTCTATTTCGTCTGCTGCCATAAAAGATAACACCAACGCAACTGCCA